TTTGACAATCTGCCAATCACAATCTAGTTGCAGGTTGGACACAAAGTCTGGCTTGGTGTTGCCACGCAACACTCTAATTTTGTCTTTGATTGTGAGTCCTGTTTCAGGATCATTGATTTTGACTGATTCGTCAAAGTAAAACTTGTTGCGTGAGAATGATTCAAAGATGTATCTGGTTGCACGATTGAACACAGTGTATGAGACTCCATTAGTAGAAAATCTTATCAACCATGATGCATCTAAATTTGCACTGGTTGTGTCTTGAGCATTTTCTAAATCAAATGCGCCTGTGTTGAGATCATCTTCTGCAATCACGTACCACTCTGCTTCGTCAGTGTCATAGCCAAGGCCAAAATTATTGTATAAAGCCACTTGATCAAGAATTGTGTTCTGCACGGTGGTTGATAATGTCGAAGTAAATTCTGCTATGATTTCTGCCAGTTCAGCAGTTGAAGGAACCAGTTCGTTCAACACCACAGGACCTGTGCCATCTACAAGATTGCCTGCTCCACTGTTTGAGCCATCACCTTGAACAGATACTATTTTTGACCATATCACATCAGTTGATCCCGGATGTCCAGAAAATGCGCCTGACATCAGTGTGCCGTTGTTGATCATAAAGTGTTGACCAGATGGTGCTGTAAACTTGACCAAAGCACCTTCAGTGATGTATCTCAAATTTGATGAGGCTGATGAACCAATAGATACTGGTGATCCGTCTGTGAAATAGCCTGTCACTTGATTTGTGGTCTGTGTGCTTTTATTCCAGGTAATATTGGATACAGTGAGTGTTGGATAATTTTTATAATAAAACTGTTTGAGTGATGATGACTTCAGCACATCATCCAGTTGATTTACAACAACTTTTTTAATGTCATCTCTTGTGGTAAATTGAAAGTCAAATGATTCTGTGTCTTCTTCTCTATATAACACACCATCATCTGCAACCACGTCAGTCTGTGAATACACTCCTGTGGGGTCAATGACATCTAAAAATCTTGAAATGCCTGAAGCAGTTCTCACCTGTGATTTAATTTTTGCCACAGATGGATTTTGTAGTTTTGGCACAATTTGATAGTCTTCTGGAGTGATCATTCTGTTGTTGGTGTAGAATGCCTGTGGTGCTTGTGTTTTGATGTCTGCAATTGATTCTGACCTTGAAGCATTGGTCACTGTGTTTTTGAGTGATGCAGTAATAGTAAGTGTGTTACTCTGTCCATTTCTTGAAATGTAATCCACATCAATGGAAATGTTTTGCATGTTGGTTGGTTGAATAAAATATGTCAATCCGTTGCTCTGCCTAAACACACATCTAAAGTTGCCTTGTGGTAGTGCGCCATACACACCATCTGAAAACACAAGATCAACTTGATCATTTGCTTTGGTCACCACAGCAAACTGATTATTCACATTATTTTCCAATGAATTGTAAATGATGTTGTTGCCTGTGATGGCAGGCACTTTGGTCCATCTCTGTTCAATGATGCCGTTTTGGTCTAACTTGAATAGAAACACATCATCATTGTTGATGTTGTTTTCTGTGATGCTGACCACTGTGTTGGGTGCTGTGTTTTTGACAGAAAAATCCTGTGAATTAATAGTGCCTTGACGAAAGTGTAAAAAGTATCCTGTGTTGTTGCTTTGAAAACCTTTGGAATCATTTTTAAAGATCATTGACAGCGAATTGCCAGGAATTGGTGATTCTTCATACACAAATGATTGACCTACAAAAGAGCAAGGCACCACTTCAAAGTCCATGTTGATGCCGTTGATGTTTTTAGAAAATGGATACAATGGTTCTGATAAATTAGAACCGTTCAGTCTGTACAATTCTGTTGGCACTCCGCCAATGGTGTCTTGTGCTGATGGCTTGCCCACAAACTGTTCTCTGGGCATGGCCGCATTCAACACAGCACTGAACTGTTCTTGCCAAGCATCGTTGGTAATGTCGTTCCACAGGATGGATGTATTACCCAAGTTGTTGCCTGACGAATCAAACACTGACTCTGTGGTTGACACAGCATCAATTTTTAGAAATCCTGAACCTGCTATGTTTCGCTTGGGTTGATATGAAATCAATCTTGCCAATCTCAACACAGACTCTTTGCGTTCTGCAAGGTCAATGAAATTTTCTCTGGCATTTAGGTCAACTCTGTAAGAAATTGATTGTGCTACATAGGCAATGAGATCAATCAGAGCAACATATTCTGATGACTCAATGAAGTCATTGAATGATTCAGCATAGTTGAGTTTGATGTAGTCAATCATAGTTCTTCTGATGGTGTCAAAGTCGTATGATTTGAAGTCAGCTTGTTGGAATGTTCTGTAGATTCTTTGCCATGCTCTGGTGGCAAGTAGAGAGTTTTGACGATTGGTTGATGCCATTGCTGTTATTTATGGTGAAAATAATCTGGTAGTTTAATTTGTTGTGTTCACAGGATAGAAAGTTTGAGCACCTGTGAGTAGGCCTTGTTGATTGTCAAACAGTAGGTCAATTGACTCACCAATGCCATAGCCAATGTACAGCAGTGACACACGCACTTGTATGCCTTGTTCATATTCATCCACTTCAATTTGATCTAAATCCACACGTGGATCATAGGCACACACATCTTCGACTTCTTGAATGATGGCATTTTTAGTGTCTTGATCCAAAGGATCAAAAATGTACAGCCAAATGTTGGTGCCAAAGTCAGGATTTTCTAACTTTTCTCCTTTGCGGATGTTGAAATGATTGAGCAGATCCTGTTTGACCAACTCAATGTCATACAACTTAGGATCTTGGAATGTTCTGCCCTGTGTGGAAAAACCACTGAACACTTGATTCTTTTGTGTCCTTGTAGTGCGTTTGGAATCTTTGAATGATACTATGGCCATGTGCTATATTTAACCTGCAAATACAGTGCCTTGTGTTGACGCAGATATTGTGCCTACATCAGCACCGTCTGTAACTCTGGCGCACTTGATGCCTGCTACATATACAGTGGCACTGCTTCCTGTTATGTCAGCAATGTGTGATGTGCAATCTGGCGGATCGCCATCGTCTGGAATTTCATGTGACACAGTGAAGTCACCCAATCTGCACCAAAGTTGCCCTGCCACAAACACAGTGCTTTGCGAAGGAGCAGCCAATGTGGTTGTGCCATCACAGCCGTGTCCTGTTGACACAGTGTCGCCTTGCCTTGCTGCCAAGTTTGCAGTGGTAAAAGTAGACACTACTGAATCTCCCTGTCTGTTTTTGTGGTGGTCACATCATCACGTTTTTTGTCTTCATGATCTGCCCACGGTTCTTGTGTGGGTATGCGTTTCATGATGGAAGTTTTTTCTGACGCAGTGTGTGTTGATAAACTTGCTGTGACAGATGCATCCACTTTGCCTGCTGTGTCCAAATGTATTTCATTGCCTGTGTTGACATTGAAGTCTGTGCCAGCATAAGTTTTGATGTTTGCACCTGCTGTGATCAACCCATCTTCTCCAATCACAAGATTGTAGTCGGTTTTGGCATCAATGTGAATGCGTCCGCCTTCTGTGTCACCTGTGGCTTTGATGTTGATGTTTCTGCCTGCTTCAAGGTTGATGTCTCTGTCTGCTCTGAAGTTCATGTCTGCTTCTGTGTGGATAGACACAGAGTCTTGAGCATACACATCAATCTTGCCGTCTTGTGTGAATTCAATCCAAGCAGTGCCTGAATTGTTGATGATGTAAACCACGTCTTTGGAATTGTGTAATAAAACTTGTGCACCAGAACGAGTTCTCAATCTGATCAGTTCATTTTCAATGTCTGTGACGTTGACTGAACCTTCTCGCTTGACAGGTGTGCCGTCATCCATCACAAATGTGTTGCCACCCAAACGCGAGTGTGCTACTTTGTCAAATGCAAATTCATCGTCTGCATCTGTGAAAATTCTACCGTGTCTGTTGATGGATTCTCTCTTGCGAGTCTGTTGACCTGCAAAATCAATGGGTCCTGGTGTGGATATGCCAAACACCTGTGATGGTGTTTCACGTCTGGCAGAAGATGTTGTGGTGCCTCTCACATCATCTGTGATGAGTCCTTGTGCAATCAGTGTCTGGGTGGAAGGTGTGTGAGCAGGTCTCACAGAATATCCATTGTCTGTGTCAAGGTCTTTGTTGAGTCTTGATATGTTGACTGATTCACCACGACGTTGTGCTTCTGCCACAGGCACTTGTTCAAGTCCGCGAGTCACATAGTATTCTTCATTTTCTTCTGCTGTGCCCACAAACTTGTTGGGTTCGCTCACAGCAATGCCTGGAGTCATGTGGTTCATGTAGTCTTCAAAAATACAACCCATCCAATAGCCTGAATTGATGTCACCGTCTGCAAACATCACCAACACCTTGGTGTCAATGTCAGGTGGCACCATCCAAAAGCCATATGACTTTTGAGTGTTGGCAAATTCTCTGTTGCCTGATGTGGTTTCTGACAGCGGAGTCTGTCCAGCAAATGGCGAACAATAACTCACTGGTATCAATTGGTTCTCTGACTGCTTGTTGACTTCATCATATTCGCCATGCAGTGAAGGAATGAACACAAACAGTCTGCCCATTCTGTTGATGTCACCTGCATTTTTCACATAGCCAACATATGGTCCAGGAAACTGCTGAATGCGTTTGGTTAGATCAGATGATGGTGTTCTGCGATTAATTGCCATTTGGTAACCTTGATGGATCTGGTTTAATGTCAAACTCTCTCAACAGTTCAAGTTGTATTTGCGAATATTTTGGTTTATTGCCTGTAAATTCTATGTCTATCTTAGGATCAGGCAAACGATCTGTCACATCAAAACCATCTGGCGAAAATCCTCCACGATTGGCGCCTGTGAATTGTCTTGATATGTTACTGCCCACAGGCACTTTGGTGACATTGTCTCCTGTGTTGTCTTCGCTCACTGTGTTGCTGCCTGAACTGGCACCAAGGTCTGTGAGAAATGCTGGCTTGGTTGGATCGTATCTGCCCACACCCTGTTTGCTCTGCATGCCTCCTTTGGATGCACCTGCATTGCCATAGGCTTTGCCTGCCACTGCTTCTGGTTCATCTTCTTCTTGAAACTTCATTCTCACCATTTCCAATTCATTGGTAAACACACCGTCTGCGAATCTGTTGGCACATATGAACACTTTGTATTTGCCTGAAAATCTCACTCGTTCACTATTTAGAAACAATCCAGTTTCGTCATCCAAATCCTGAGGTGTGAGGAAGTTGAGTTCAATGAAAATTTCTGACTCATCTGTGGCCACAGCACCGTTGACGTCTGTGTTGGGTGTGTCGGAATGTGACAGTTTGAATGATCTGTTGGAAACTTCTTTCTGAGCAATCCAATAGGGATCGCCTATAATTTCTAAAGTGCTAACAATCAAGTCAGCGGATGGATCTGCTACGATCTGTTCAAATATTCTACCAATTTCGCCATTCTTTTTATTGACTGCCAGTGTGAGTCCATTGTTGTAGGTAGGTTCTTCTGCTTCTTTGGTGGTCTGCGACACTCCCTTGTTGCCTGCACCTGTTTGATCAGCATCGCCTGTTTCATCCTTGGTGCCATCATAGTTGTCTGTCTGTGGATCATTGGTGGTGTTGGAATTGTATGGTATGGTTTGATAGTAGGCAAACTTATAAGTTATGTCAAAATTCAACACATCTTGATTTTTGCCTGTGTACAAATAATCATAGGTTCTCATGGGCACAAGGTCTTTGGTCAAATCTTCTGGTGTCTTGGAAAAGTATGCCGCTGTGACATCTTGTGTTCGCACCACATATCTGAAGCGATACTGTGGTCTGTTGTTGCCATTGTCATCAGACAGGATTTCCAACTGTGGAAACACACGAGCAATGGTCATGGTGTCTTTTTTGGGTGTCATGTCATCAAAGAATTGGTCTTTGTAGTAGTCACTTTCTCTGATGATGGCTTCAATGAATGCTTGAATGTCTGTGCCTTTGGGCACTGAAATGCCACGATAAAATGTTTTGTGTGTGGCAGTGTCATAGATGTATGAATAGTTGACCACAGTCTTGGACTGTGACTTGGCATCATATCCTATCTTGGTTTTGATGATGGGTTTGCTCTGTTCAACTGCTAATGCATATTCATCAGGCAACAGTTGTTTCTGCTGTGTGACCAAATTTTTCTGTGTGCGAGTGATGGCTTCAAAAAAGTTGTTCAGCACTTCTTCCACAGTTTCGCCGCCAATGGTGTAGGCTTCTTTGGTTTTGCCATGCAGATCAGTGAATGCTAAGTTGGTGGTGGGAAATGCTGTGCATGAATAGGTGCTGACTCCAGCATCAATGTTCAATTCAACTGCTGTTATCTGGATAGGAATTGTTCTTGTGGTGAGTGGAATGATGTTGGTTGGACGACCGTCATCATCAATGCCTTTGAATTCAATTTTCAATTGATACACTGCTTTCAAATGATTGTTGTAGCCTTGCATGTCTGCGGCTAATATCATTGCATCCACAAAACTCACTCCATATGGTTCTGTGACGTCAAACAACACTTGATACACAGCACCAGTGCCTGCTGCCTTGGTGGGTGTGATGGTGTTTCTGATCACAAGGTTGTTGAGGTAAAAATCTTTGTCCAATGGTGGCACACCTGTGGTGCCTTTGCCAGCTGAACGAGCAATTACTACACCGTCAGTT